TCCCCTGAATGTCAACGTTTGGTATCCCGTCAAATCGATCTTATTTTTTGTTACAACTAATCCGCAACTGCCCCCAAGGCTTATATCAAGCGACGCAGTGCCATTTACGGCACTCGGGCTTCCCTTCCAACCCCCGTTGTCTATGGGGGCATTATACTTTCCTATTGCCTGCCAGCCACCAGTTAAAGCATCGCATGCATCGCCAAGGTTATAAAGATACGTTGCATAACTCAGCTCCACAGAGGTGTTCTGACCATCCGTGGTAATAGCGATAGCCTTGCTGTCGGTCTCCGTCCCACTTGTGGAGGTCGCCGTCCAAGTCCCGGCGTTCGGTACGATGCAAGCCCATGTACCGCTGGTGTCAGGGGCTGTAAGGGTTGTGGTACCATCCGTACAGGTACAGGTCGAACCAGCTGGATAAGTGATGTTGATGGTAGCGGAGAAAAAAGCGATTGTAACGGTGTACTCTGTCTGAACATCGGCGGTTATGGTGGTCGGCTTGCCATCGCTGTTGACAATGGTTACGTTCCACTTGCCGCTTGCAAGCCCCTTGAATATCGCCATGCCGTCGGCATTTGCGGTCTTGGTCTTCGTTTTACCGGCCTTGTTGGTGATGGTCACAGCTACCAGAGGCGGCGCATTTACCTTAAGCGTGCCACCTTCGCCGCCGCTGACACCAAATCCCTCTAAGTATGCGAATACGTCAGCCATTATCGCTTCACCTCCACCTGAACCGGAATGTTCGTTTGCGGCTTGTCCTCAAGGCAAACAAACGTGACGGTTCCGGCCCCCGGCTTCGCATAGCTCACGGCCGCGCAAGCTTCCCGCAGAGCAATATCCGCATCCGCCACCCCGGAATATACCGGCGTGATATACGGCGGACTTCCGGCCGTTACCCCCGCCACGGCAACGGTTTGGGTATAGGGGGCGCTGGCCGACCAGCCGGCGGCGGTAAGCGTGGCCTGAACAATTTGCGTCAGCTCTGCGCCAATGATCGCATGACCGCCCATGTTCAGATCGCCGGTCATGGTATCGCCGGATTTTTTAACGGCGTTGTTTATCTGGGCAATAAGTGTCCCAACTGTGTCGCTGTCTACCAGAGTATTCAGCTGCTGCAAAAGGGCCAGAATTTCGGCGCGGCTTTCGTCGCTGGTATCGCGTACAGCTTCCACCAAGTCGGTCATGGTTGCCATGTTGGTGTCTTCCTGTTCCGCCACCCACGCGGCGAACCCCGCCTCCTCGTCTTCCCGGAATTTCAACAGGTCGGCAGAAATCTGCCGGTAAAAACTTGTCATGTCCAAATGTTCCACTGGAAAAACGGGCACGCCGCAAACGGACGAATCCAGCCGGGTGTCCGTTATTTGGTCCTGCGTAATCTTCGTGCAGCCAGCGGGGACGTAAATATCGCAAATCTTCAGATCAAAGGTTTCGGCGTTTCGCGTGCAGGCGGGCGGCTGCGGGGTGGTGGCATAGGCGCCTTGCACGATAATGGCGTAAACTTCGTTTATAGAAAGGTTCAGCCGCAGCATAAGGCTGTCGTACCGGTTCAGGCTGCCGTCAGCCGTCGCAATATCCAGCACGAACGGAGTAGAATTCATATAAACAACACCGTTGATCCATGCATGACCTGTACCGTGGGTGATTGTCATATTTTCGTTGGTGGCCGTCGGCGTCAGCTCATTGGAATAAACGCCGTTGCCAACAAGCAGCGCAATCGTTTTGTAAAGTTCAGACGCGGTATAATCCCGGCCGTCCAAGAACATGCCGTTTTCGCTGCTCTTTTCCATTTCCTTGTTCATGCTATGTTATCCTCCAAATTGTAGGTTTCCGGGGCAGGGGTTCCCAGAGTAGGAACCACGGTCATGGTATCATTTTCATAAATTTCTTCCACTTCCGTGACGCGCTGATCCATGGACACGCCCCACTCCGTTTGTCTGCCGGTCACAATGTCCCCCAAGTTCCAGTCTTCTGTATAGCGGAACTGGCTGCTTGACTTTATGCCCGCCTCAAAGCTTTGGATTCTGTTATGTTCATCCAGCTTGTCATATCCCCGCTGCGTAAGTATGGCCTTGTATTCGTCCTCTGTCTGTTCCCCTTGGGACAGATCGCGGGCATCCACCAGCAGCTCCCGGCGGTCTTCGCCGTTCGTCCGGTCAACCTCTACGATGGTTCTGTCCAGTCCCTCACCGGCGCCGCAGACAATCGCATAATTCTTGTAATTGGCTTCGTTCTCCTGATATTTGGGATCGTCAATGTTGAAATAGGCATTGGAGAAGGTAACACGGGCGTTTTCTTCCTGTCCTTCTGTCCGGTCTACACCCTCGTAGACCTCGAAGAACAGCGCCTGCACGGCCGGATCGGCGTAGACCCGGAACCCCAGGCCACCCGCTTTGGCCATGGCAGCAAGAACGGTAAAAAGGTTTTTCAGACTTACTTGACACTGAATCGTCGGGGTAAAGCCCCCGGCTGCAGCGAGTTTTACCGGCAAAGCGCGTGTTACGCGGCCGTATTGCTCCTTTACCAACGTCCGCATGGCTTTCTCAATCGGACAGTCAAAATTATAGATGTTGCGGATTCCGGCATCCTCCATAATGCAGGTCAGAAAACGCCCGGTTATGATAAGATTTCCGCTTTCAATGTCGATCCCTTCCACCTTAACGGTTTCTTTTGGCCTGTCCGGTCTTAAAATCAGTTGTCCGCACTTGACTTTTGCGAACAGGCTGGGGCTGGTATGCAGCTCAAATTCTCCAATTTTATCGTACATAGGCCGCCACCGCAGGCTCTTGTATTCGCCCAGATCGAAGCAATGAACCAATTCATTGGAGAAAAACGACAGAATGGGAGTTTCCACGGTTATGCACCTCCATAGCTTTGCCGGTGCCAAATCTGCACCTGCAGGGACTGTTCTCCGGACGCGGCGCCATATCGGAACAGGTTCTCGCCCGGGTGCAATTTCAGCCATGCGACCGGCCACACCGCTTTGTTTGTGATCTCTGTTTGCACACCTCGGCTTGCAAGCATAATGTGCATATTGGACAGGGAAGTGGTAACGGTAACGACTTCGCCGTTGTGGAGAACGAACGGCTTGGCGGTTGTCCCGATTTGCAATGTTTCCTGCCGCTTCACGTCGGTCAAAAACGGGTTTGTTACCTCGCCGGTAGCGGCAAAAACAATGCGCAGCGCCTGAGCTGTGGAGCTAGGATTCTCAATCGTGGCCAGTAAATTGGCCACATGTTCCGAAATGGCAAACGGACTGTGAAATACCAGCGGGAAACGCAGCATAGAACGCCAAGACGCCATAGTGGACAGTTCCTCTTCCGGGTCGTAGAATTTGGGATCTGAACACAACAGTTTGACGGTCAGCTCTCGAATAATGCCGGTATATGGCAGCTCCCAGCCCTCCGGGCGGTAGATGGCCACACGGCGGGAACCGTCATCCCGCCACACTTCCAGCGTGCCGTCTACGCCCTCCTGAAAAACGGCATCCAGCTGATCGCGGATCACGTCATAGTCAGAGAAGACATAGGCGCGGATAACAGGGTGCCGGGCGTTCTGGCTTTCGCCTTCGACAGACTCGCCATCCACACCGGTGTTTTTGCTGGTCGAAATCGTGAAACTGGCCGCGCCTATGTCGTCCACACCTTCAAGAAAAACCGTGTCGCCGTACTCAAATACCATCGTCCGGCCGGTTGCGCTGTTTTTGCAAACTACTTTTTCCATAGGCTTCCTACGCTCTCTTTACGTTTTTAAGCAGCTGTCTGGTTTCGTCTCTGGTCTTCCGGGCACACTCAGCAGGGCTTAGGTCCTTGGGGCTGTAATACGAATTATATTGGTTAAATTCTGTTGGGCCGGCATTTCTGTCCACCAACTCGGTGATAATGTTTCTCAGCTCACTGTAAAAGCTGTACAGAGGAAGTACAGCTTCCGGGCCTGCTTCACCGGCACCGATGTACTTGTCCCCCAAGGAACCGATAATGCGGGCACCTTGCAGAATGCCGCCGTATTTGTACCATGAAATGCCGAAGGTCGGAACCCGTGGTGGATTAAAGCCCCATTCTCCCGTAATGGAAATGTGCGGCAATTTCAATTTCGGCAGGCTCCATTCAAACTTGAAACAGTTCTTGATATTCTCAATTCCCTGCGCAACAGCAGAACGGGCGGCCTCAATCTTTTCCGAAAATGCGCTCTTGATATTATCCAAGGTGTCGGTAACGGCTGTCTTGGCGGCATTCATTTTTGACTGGAAGCGTTCGGCAATGCTGGACAGTTTCCCGTCGGTCAGAGTATCAACAAAGTCCAGACCGAAGCTGTTTGCTTCCTGAATGCCGGTCATGGTAGCCGCTACTATGCCCTTAAGCCCTCCGCCGTTTTCCTCATAGGCGGAACGAACGGCGTCAAGCTTTTCCTGCGCTGTGGTTTTCAACGCTTCCATGCCAAGGGCGGTGGTGTTCTTGACGGTATCCATAGCCGAAGTCCAGATCTGGCCCACACGGCTGTTTCTGAACTTTTCCCCTATGGCCGACAGCTTTCCGCCAGTCAGGTTGTCGATAAAGTCTAAGCCAAAGGTGCTTGCTTCCTGAATGCCGGTCATGGTGGCCGCTACCACGCCCTTGATACCTCCGCCGTTTTCTTCATAGGCGGTGCGTACAGCGCTGAGCTTTTCCTGTGCTGTGGTTTTCAGCGCATCCATTCCAATGGTAGTGGCATTCTTGACGGTATCCATAGCCGAAGTCCAAATCTGGCCTACGCGGCTGTTTCTGAACTTTTCCCCTATGGCCGACAGCTTGCCGCCGGTCAGATTGTCAATAAAGTCCAGACCGAAGGTGCTTGCTTCCCGAATGCCGGTCATGGTGGCTGCTACTATGCCCTTAAGCCCTCCGCCGTTTTCCTCATAGGCGGAACGAACGGCATCAAGCTTCGTCTGTGCTGTGGTTGTCAGTGCATCCATGCCAATGGCAGTGGCATTCTTGACGGTATCCATAGCCGAAGTCCAGATCTGGCCTACACGGCTATTCTTGAATTTCTCCGCTATAGCCGACAGTTTGCCGCCGGTCAGCTTATCAATGAATGTCAGGCCGAATGTGTATGCTCCCTTTACCGCTTCCATGGCTGCCGCTGCTGCGCCCTTGATTCCGCCGCCGTTTTCCTCATAGGCGGTACGTACAGCGCTGAGCTTTTCCTGCGCTGTGGATTTCAGCGCGTCCATGCTTGCGTTCCATGCGGTTTTGATACCGGAAGCAATGGCGTTAACGCCGTTGCGGAATCCTTCGCAATGGTTATACAGCAAGACAAATCCAGCAACCAGAGCAGCAATTCCCGCCACGATCCAAGTTATTGGGCTGGTCAGCACCGTAATGGCTACACCTGCGATTTTGGCACCGGCACCTGCCAGCTGGAAGGCTGACGCGCCCGCTTTCATCGCCGCCGAAGCTCCTTGGAATGTGGTCACAATTTTCCCGCCTGTGGTAATCAGATTACCAACAATGCTGATACCTTTACCGGCCACGGACAGCACCGGGCCGGCTGCTGCCACAACTGCGGCGAAGGTTATAACGGCCTTTTTCTGGCCTTCGTCCATGTTTTTCAGCTTATCCGTCGCTTTTTCGATAACCCCGGCAAACTGTTCAACGTATGGTGCCAGCATACCGCTGGCAACCTGACCGAAGTCCAGAGCGGCATTTTTTACCAGATTGAACGCGACCTGAGCTTTGCGGTTTTTGGTTTCCAGTTTCTCCAGAGCCGATTCTGTACCGCCTGCCCCAGCCTGAATACCGGCCAGCATTTCATTAAACTGGCTCGTAGACCCGCCTGCTTCTACAAGACCGTTTTCCACGTCGGAAACACTGTTGCCCAACAGAATCAAGCCCGCTTTTGCCGCCTCCGCAGAGCCGAACATATCCGTAAATTTCAGCCCTTGGTCATCTGCCGCGGCGCTGACAATTCCCAGCACATCGCCCAAGGTGTAGCCCTCCGCCATCAGGTCAGAGAAACCTTTCCCTGTTTCATCTTGCAAGGTTTTGGCAACTGTGCTGCCGGACTTGTTCAGCTCGTTCAGCATGCTGTTCATGTAAGTTGTGCTTTCGGCGGTAGCTACGCCGTTGGCAGTCATGAGCGCATAGCCGGCACACAGCTGGTCAAGGGATACATTCGCGGCGTTGGCGGTGGGGATGATTTTACCCATGCTGCTGGAAAGCTCTGCAACCGTCGTTTTACCAAGGTTCTGGGTTGCTATCAGGTTGTCGGAAACGTTGGTTACTTCGTTCGCTTCCAGCTTGTAAGCGTTCATGATTGTGGTCAGCAGGTCCAGAGAGTTGCCACTGTCCGCAAAACCAGCGCGGGCCAAATCAGTGGCGTGCCGTACAAAATTCACGGCGTCACCGGTCTTCTGGCCGGCACTGATCGCATTATATACGTTCTCCGCGATTTCCCCGGCCGCTATGCCGCTTTCGTCGCTCAGCTCTAGGATAGCCGCCTGCAGGTCTTCCAGAGGAACTTCCGTAGTGTCCGCAATGGTCGATACTTTGGCCATGCTGTCTTCAAAGTCCCATGCCATTTTTACGGTAGCAACTCCCGCCGCCGCAGTGGCCGCAGAGATGGGCATAAGCTTATTGCCGATACCTTCTACCGTGCTGCCAAACTCGGAAACTTTTTTTCCTGCCTGCTGCATGATTTGCCCGGCGGCTCCGCCGAACTCAACCAGCTGATCCTGCAGCCGCTCCACATTCGCGCGGGCGGCTTCCAGCTGCCGTTGGAATTCAAGGTATGCGCCCCGGTCGATATCGCCGGAAGCATACATTTTTTCTACGTTGGCCTGTGCCGCTTCCAGAGTTTTCAGCTCTTCACGGGCTGCACGTACAGAATCAGTAAGAACTTTCTGCTTTTCTGTCAGCAGGGACGCGCTGGAAGGGTTGAAATTCAGCGCCTTGTTTACGCTTTTCAGCTCTCGATTTAGGCCAATGCTCTGCTTTTTCACGGTGTCCAGTGCCTTGCCCAGACCCGTTGTATCGCCGTTAATGGTAACGGTAATTCCTCTTATTTTCTGATCCACGGGTTACCCTCCTTTCAGCCATATTTTTGGTGCAGTTTTTCCGCGTCCGGCGTTGTCTGCTGAATCCGCCACGCATCATGCAGCCATTTCCTGCCTTCTTCCGTCTGGGCATTCGTTGTCACAATGGCGTCGTGCAGTAATGCCCAGTAGGTGAATATGTCCAGTTGGTAGACATCAAACAAAGAAATGCCCGCATAATCAGCAACAATTTTTTGTCGCTGCGTGGTGATCCCGAACGGAACCCCCGCGCCATCCTTGACCGGATAGCTGGGGGTTATCAGTTTGGGTTACTGGCTTTTGTGTTGTTCATCCAGCCCAGAAAATCTTCTATCAGCGCGGACAGCTGGTCGATATTCGCCCATCCCATCAGCTTCTTGCTGGTGATCCTGACGCCCTCTTCATTATCCGAAAGCAGGGCGGCCGTCACGCCGGCCATATCTTTGGGGGTGGATTCCTTGTCGGTAAATACCTTGTTGAAAATTTCCACGGCTTCCAGCTTCGGCGGGTGGACGTGCAGGATCGTGCCGTCTTCGGGGTTTTCAAATTCATAGTGCCGAACCCGGACTGCAGACAACTGAAACATAGTTAGCCTCCATCTGCTTCCGACTGGGTGGCTACCAGCTCGTCATCCAGAATGACCAGCGTACCGTCCTTGTCCAGAGTGTCGGCGGTAATCTCGGAATCAACGGTGGTCTCGTTTTCGGGCTGGAAAGCCATGGAAATGGCACCCGTATTCTTACCGGTAACGGTAATCCGCAGCTTCCGGCCATCGTCGCGGGTATGGACGAACCGCCACAGATAACGCTTTTTGTTCAGATTGGACAGTCCACCCAGCTGGAACAAACGATGGCCTTTCTTAGTGGTCTCGTCAATGCGGGCAGTCTGGATCAGCGCCTGAATGTACTGCGGCACCCAAGTGATAAGGCCGGTCTTAAACGTGACCGTCTCCTTGGTGATGATGGTCTTCTTTACACGGCCTTTGTCGTCCTGAACCGTCTGACTGTCTGCGGAGTATTCCAGAGTTGCGCCACTCTTGATATTCCCCGCGCGGTTGCTGTCGGCCTCGATTGTGGCATCTTCCGGAATTGCCCCGGAAAACTCGACAATATACAGGTCGCCGCTGCCCAGAATGATCTCGTCGCTGTTGTCGATGGTGTTGGTATTGGTGTTGCTCATTTTTTAGGCTCCCTTCGTTGTAAACGTAAAATGTACGGAATACGGCTCACCGTCCGGGAACCTCTCAATTTCGATGGTTCCCAGACCGGCAAGCGCTTTTCTTATTTTGCACTCAAGTGCAATGTCCTTGTTTGCAGTAAATAGGGCAATGGTCCACATGATCGTTTTCACGCACACACGCCCCAAATCGTCCCATGTGTCCTTCTCTATGGTTCTGATGACCATATACGGAAGCGGAACGGTGACGCCGTTGACCGGCACCGCTGCTTCATCTTCCCGCCGAATGCCTGTGCTGTCCAGTCTGGTTAGAACCTTCTCGCGGCTTGTCATTTCGCCTTGCACGCCTCCTCACACCTATGCTCGAATTCAGCCTGCCACTTATCCGCAGCCGGCTGAATATGCTTTTTCGGCTGCACAATGCCCTTGTGCCCTCGCTTTTTGTGCGGGTATTCAAGCAGGTGGGTAAGCTGGTAGTTTGTCGCGTTTTTGGCTGTGGCTGTTGTGCTGCCCCGCCCGTTGCGCTTGATTTCGCAGCGCCACCCTTTTTTATAAGCCCCGGTCCTTTTCGGGCTTGCCTGCCTGATATCCTTTGTCATGGACTTCCCGCAATCTTCCACGGCGGCGGACACTTTGTCCATTACATCGCCTGTGTACTCTTTCAACACGGCAGTTATCTCAGCCGTGAGGTCAAAATCTGCCACCGGTTCCCGCCTCACTTTCGTCAAACGCAATCAGAACCGTGGGATTTTCCAGAGTTAGATCGGTACATTTGGGCAATGTGTCATTGATCTTCTGAGCCTGCAATACTTTGTATTGCTGATCCCCGATGGTCACGAAAACGCCGGGTTTCACAAAGTCCATTTGCGGAATCCGAATAAGCATTTGAATGGTGTGTCCGGCTTGCTCAGCATCAAAATTGCGGCGTTCGCCGACCGTGCGTTCCCTGTAGCGTACACCGGACAGCAGCAGAACAGGCCGTTTTCCGCCGTCCAGCTGCCACAGTTTGCAAACGCCGTCCGGGAAGGATTCAAACTGTACTTTCTTCTTTGCCACAGCCGAATCCCTCCGCAAGACGCAGGTTTACAATTTCCGCGCGGTAGTCCTCTTCAAACTCCGCCCGGCGATTGTTTGCCAGATACCACACGCATTCTATCAGCAAGCCGCGATATTCCGGACCGGTCAGGTCAAGGTCAGGGCTGCCCGCCCTAGCTCGGAGAAGCGCTTCCGCTTCCTCAATGGCAGCGTTCACATTGGCGTTTTGGGCTTCGTCCGGCTCCCATGTATAGTTCATACGGTTGAGCGCAAGCTTGTAAACCTGCTCCTTTGTCAATGCTGCCATGAGTTAGCCTCCTTAGCCCGTCTGGGCCTTGGTGTTCACAGTGTTGGTAACGGTGGTGGACACAGTACCCGCAACCTCCACAATGGTGCTGACGATGCTTTCCAGTTCGGAAACGTCCAGCAGCAAAAAGGCGTACTTGTCCATGGGGCAGCCATTGCCCTGGAGTTTGGCCTTGTATGCACGCTGATCTTCCAGGAACTTGACAGAATCGTCGGGAATGATGGTACCCTGCTTACCGGAAGGACCTACGCCGATGAAGTAGTACGGGGCAATGCCGATGACGGCCTCGCCTTGCTCAAGGGCGGAACTCTGGAAGATTTCGGCGGGGATGGGCAGCACATTGGTCACGTACTGGCCGCCCACCAGCAGCGTGGTAGCCGCGAAAACCTTTTCCCAGTAGTCGAAGGGGTTGAACACGACGATAACGTCGCGGGGATCGACGACGCGGGCAGTCTTGCCGGTGCTGTCGTTGGGATCGCGGGCAAGCTTTTTCAGCAGCACGCCCATGGTTGCCGGGTCAAGCTTCTTAACCTTGACGGGGGTCTGCTTGGCGTAGCCGGTGGTGGGGCTGACGTCGGCCGCCATGTCCCGGATCATGCCGATAGGCTCGTCTTTGCCAGTGCCGGCCACGGCGCCGGCCTCGCAGGCACAGGCGATTGCTTCGGAAAGGGTTTCCCGTGCATAGGCATCCATCCATTCCGGCCCCAGTTCCACCAGATCCATGGAAATGCACAGAAATGCCGACAGTTTGCACATGGTCAGGGCGATTTCCTGAACGCCGCCCTCGATCTCCTTCTGCACCGCTCCGGTAATCTTGCCCCAAGCGGCCAGCTGGGCGGGCTTGGCGTTTACCAGAATGCGGCTCAGATAAGCCGTGCTTACAAAGTTCAGCTTATCCAGAAGCGGGTGGGTCTTCTTGATGGTGCCGATGATCCGCTCAATAACGGTCTGAGGCATGGCAACCTCATAGTTGGCCACAGCGGCGCGGGGGTCGCTTGCCTTCAGCGCAGCGGCCAGCCCTTCATAATAGGCGCGTTCGTCCGCAGTCAGCACGTTTGCGCCGCGGGCGGACAGGATAGCGGCGTCCTGATTTCTGGCGTCGATCTCTTCGGCGGCTTTCTGGAGGACTGCTTCGTTCATGCCATCGAAAAAGGCAGTCATGGCCTCAGCCATCTGTTCAGGGTTACCGGACTTAAAAGCAGCGGCAAGGGTGGTTTCATGCTGCTTTTTGACCTGCGCGAACAGGTCTTTGCTTGTGATTTTCATTTGTTTGTTCCTCCGTTTACTTAATCATTGCTGCAAGAATGTTGTTCAGGCAGCTGGCTTCACTTGCTTTCTTGGATTGCAGCTTCCGCGGTTCTTGGTGGCCCACTACGGCGGAAATCGCCGCCGCCATGGCCGCGGGCAGGGTGGAAATATCCCGGCTTTGGAAGGCTGCGTGCGCACCCTGATACTGTTTGGCGGCTGCGGTCAGGTCTGCGTCCTGTTCCGCGTATTCGTCAGCAAGGCCGTATTGGATGCACATTTCCGCAGACAGCCAGGTTTCACCGTCCGTCAGTTCTTCCAGCTTTTCCGCGGGCAGCTTGTCGCCGGCCTTGACGATATAGCTTTGCAGCATGGCTCCGTTGATAATGTCCAGATCGTCCGCACTCTTCCGCAGTTCCTTGGAATTGCCGTACACGCCCCAAGCTGCGTTATGTACCATCATAGCGGTGTTACGGGGCATAATTACCTTGTCTGCTGCCATCGCAATGACGGACGCGGCAGAAGCTGCAACGCCGTCAATGTATGCCACAACGGTGGCCCCACAGCGGCGCAGGACGTTATAAATGCCCAGCGCTTCCTTTACGCTGCCGCCCCAACTGTTTATGTACAGGTTGATGGTGTCGCCGGCCTGTGCATCCTTCGTGTTATCCACGAAATACCGCTGGCACGTTGTGCTCTCCACTGCCTCCCAAGAATATGTATCCCAGTTGAATCGTTCACCGTCCGGCTTTATGTCGTCGGTGATGTAGAACTCAAAAATTCGACCAGCAGCCAGAGCCTTAACCTCGTGGCGCACTTTCATGGGAATATAAATCATGTGTTTTCACCTCCCTTCACCGGGGCGTTTACCGCCTCCATATTTTTGGTGCGGTGGTATTCATCTGCCCACGGCTCCGAAATCGGGTCCATATTGAGCAGGCCACGGCCTTCGTTCGTGTTTACTACGGCATCTTGGATAAGCTTGTCCAGCTTGACCGCCACGTCGAAAATATCAACCACGCGAACGTGGGTCATGTCGATACGTATACGCCAGCCGTTCAGGATTTCCCGGCCGTACTGCTTCCTGTTGGCCTCGTTTTCCACGGTAAGCACTGCCGGCTTTATGCCGAATGTCAGCAGGTTTTGGACGGCTTCGTCTTGGTTGGTAACGTCGCCGCGCAGCAGGCAGGGCGGGCAATGGTAGGCGTTGCAAGCACGATCCTGCGCCTGCCTGACAAGGCTTTCCATGTCACCGACTTCACCGTTCAGCTTCTGAGAAGCTGGGCCGCTGTCCGGGGTATAATCGTAGCCATCAAACAATGGGATAACCGCGTTTTTGCTCTCAAAGAACGTTTTGAACCGATTTTGCATCAGTCTGGCCACGTTTTCTTCGTAATTTTTATCTTTTGT